ACGGTTGACGATCTACTAATCTCAAGTGCATTCGTATATGAGTTAGATGAGACACTTGCACACTATGAATTAAGGGGAGAGATCTCTAAGAAGATTGGTTATGCATTGGCTCAAAAGTATGACAGACTAGTATTCCGTGCTATTGCACGTGGTGCTCGTGCTGCATCTCCAATTACTAAATCTGGATTCGTAGAACCAGGTGGAACACAAATTCGTGTTGGTACAAACAACCAAGCATCTGATGCTTACGTTGCTACATCTTTGGTAAATGCATTCTATGATGCTGCTGCTGCATTAGACGAGAAGGGTATTAGCTCTGAAGGTCGTGTAGGTGTACTTAACCCTAGACAGTACTACGAATTAATCCAACAAGTTGGAGATAATGGACTTGTTAACAGAGACGCACAAGGTGATTCCCGTCAGAAGGGTAATGGCATTGTGGAGATCGCTGGTATCAAGATCTACAAATCAATGAACATACCATTCTTCTCAAGTTATGGTACTAAGTTTGGTTCAGCTTCTGCTACAAACCCTGGAGTAACATCTCCTGGTAACTTAGGTTCATTCGTTGGTGAAGCAGTTGAAGATGCTGCTGCTGACGTAACTGGAATCAACAATGAGTATGGTGAAGAGACAGAATTTGCCAACTCTTGTGGACTTATATTCCAGAAAGAAGCTGCTGGTTGCGTAGAAGCAATCGGACCACAAGTTCAAGTAACTTCTGGGGACGTTTCCGTGGTTTACCAGGGTGACGTGATTCTCGGTAGACTCGCAATGGGAGCCGACTATCTAAACCCAGCTGCTGCTGTGGAACTAGTTGCAGGTGCTGCTGTCGGATCATCCGGTAACGCTGCATTCTAAGCACGTTTATGGGGGACTCTTAGGAGTCCTCCTTTTTTTTATATATAAATATTATGCCTTTTCCAACCACTAACGCTACTCAAGAATTACCAGCAATAAATCAAATACTGTCGTCATGTGGTCAGGCTCCTGTAACCACTCTCGATCAAACCAACCCAGAGGTTGCGATTGCATACGATACGTTGTTACAGGTATCTAGGGAAGTGCAAGCAGAAGGATGGACTTTTAATAAAGAATATCATTATGAGTTCACTCCAGATACAAATGACGAAATATTAATACCAAACAATATATTACAATTAAAGTTAAGTGAAAACTCCGCTAATATGGACCATGATGGTGTCCGTAGAAATGGAAAATTATATGATAAACAAGATCATACATACAAATGGACCTTTCAATCTCCTATAGAATGTGATATTGTATGGGAATTTGATTGGATAGATATACCTGAACCAGTTCAAAACTTTATTACTGCTAGAAGTGCTGTAATTGTATCACAAAGAATTGTAGGAGATAGTGACCAATATCAAATGCTACAGCAACAAGAAGCTTATTTACGAGCTACAGCTTTAGAGTATGACACACAACAAGGACAGTATACATTCTTTGGACACCCTCAAGGATATCAAAATTACTATCAAAGTTATCAACCATATCACGCACTAAAAAGATAATGCCAACAGTAACTCAACGAGTAGATAATTATTTAGGTGGGGTATCTAGACAATCTGATGATAAAAAGCTTCCAGGTCAAGTAAGGGAATGCCTTAATGGTTATCCTGATCCAACCTTTGGGCTTACTAAAAGACCAGGTTTTAAATGGATAGCTAACTTAGGTACTGGTACTACTTATGATGCATCAAGGTGGTTCTATATTGCTAGAACTTCAACAGAGAAATATATAGGATGTATTAAACCAGCCTTAGGAGGCTCTACAGGGGACATAGATATATGGAATGCTACAACTGGTGTGGCATGTACTGTTAACTATGGCTCAGGGGCACAGGCGTACCTTACAGGTGCTCGTACAAACTATAGTGTACTAACTGTACAAGACACATCTATAATAGTAAACAATTTAATAACAGCAAATAAATTAGCTGATCCTGCATTTATTCAGAATACAAGAGCTACTCTAGTTCTTAATTCAGATATGACAACTGGAGAAGTATTTAAAGTAACTATAAATAGTAGTGCTGCTACTTATACTATACAAGCTAATGATACTTATAATGATGTTATAACTGGTATTAAAACTGCTATAGATAATTTAAGTGTAACAGGTTTAACAGTAACTAAGTATCAAAACTCTTTAGAATTAGATAGAATAGTTAGTGGTACAAGAACAGCCTTTACTGTTATTGCAGAAGGTGGTGTAACTAATAGTAAGTTAAATGTATTTCAAGATCAAGTAGATAATGTAGCTCAACTACCTAGTCAATCATTCCATAATCATGTAGTTAAAGTTATTAATACTGCATCTACTAATGATACATATTTTGCTAAATTTGTAGCTGATGATGGTACTTCAGGTAGAGGTTATTGGTCTGAAACATTAGATCCTAGTAAATCTACAGGTCTAGATCAGGCTACAATGCCACATGAATTACTGAATCCTTCAGCTAATACATTTACATTTCAAAAAATAACTTGGACACCTAGAGCAGTTGGTGATGATGTCACTAACTCACACCCAAGTTTTGTAGGAAAGAAAATACAACAAGCTTTCTTCCATAATAATAGACTCGGATTCTTATCAGAAGATAATGTATCTATGAGTCAATCTGCTCAATACTATAATTTCTATCATACATCTGCACAAGTAATAACTGATGCTGACCCTGTAGATATTAATGCTTCAGCTATTAAACCTGCATCATTACATGGTGTTCTACCAACTACACAGGGATTAGTTTTATTTAGTAAAAATCAGCAGTTTATAATGCGATCTGCTGATGGTATACTAACTCCAACTACAACATCTATTACTACCATATCTAATTATGAAATGGACCCAGATGTTGACCCTATAGATACTGGTACAAATATTAATTTCTTAAGTAAGACACCTAGTTACACACGTATCTTTGGTATGGTAACTAGAGGTCAAGATGAAAACCCTCAAGTATTAGACATAGGTAGAGTAGTTAACGAATGGGTTCCAGCTACAGTAGATACATTTACTGCTAGCCCACAGAACCAATTTATAGTCTTATCAAGTCAATCAGATAGGAAAGCTTATTTCTATCGTACATATGGTGATGGAGAAAAGACTTTAGTTCAAGCTTGGTTTAACTGGCAATTTCCAGGTACAGTACAAACAGTAGCTGTAGACTCTGATGATATGTATGCTGTTACTAAACAAGGTAATCAGTTTACATTAAGTAAAGCTAGCTTAAGTCAGAGTCCAGAAGATGCTATTATTGTTAATAATGATGGATCTAGAATTAATCCTTGTATAGATTTATATAGTAATGCTAGAAATGCAGCTAACAATGCTACTGTAGCATGGGATTCAACTAATGAATTTTCTAAATGTTATATACCTTTTGCTAATGTAACAGGGCTAACACCTGTAATAGTAATTAAAGGTACTACAGCTACAGGACAATTCATTGAATCTGGATTTACAATTACACCTGATGTTATAACTGATGATGGTGATCCATACTTTAAAGTAGAGAAAAAGAATTTAACTAGTGTAGCTGCTGATGTTATTGTAGGATGGAAATATGATTTTGATGTAACTTTACCTAAAACATATGTAAAATTAGATGATGATGCAACAAGAAGTGATTTTACAGCTAATCTAACAATAGCTAGAATGAAGTTTGCTGTAGGTTTATCTGGAGTTATGAGCTTTAAATTAAAATCTACAGGTGTTAGACAAGGTAAGAAAGAATATACAGGTGATAATTCTACAACAGTATTTAACTGGACTGTAGAAGATTTTACTTATATAAATAAAAATCAAATTAAAGTTACATTAGATGGAGTTACTACAACAGCATTCACTGTATCAGGTGATACACAGATAACGTTTAGTAGTGCTCCAGGTACTGGTGTAAAGATTGTAATATATCTTGATGAGTGGTATAGTTTAAATCCTACTCAAATAGCTAATACATATTTAGCTAATGATATTGCACTATCTGATCAATCAGTATTCTCAATACCAATACATCAAAAAACAGATAACTTCCAATTAAGAGTTTTTAATGATTCTCCATTCCCAGTGGCATTGAACTCAATGATGTGGGAAGGAAATTATTCACCAAGATTCTATAAGAGGGCGTAAAGTATGATGATGATGAATGAGTTTGGTACTCCTATGAATGAGGCTGAACTCTCTATGCAACCAAAGCCTGGTAGAGCTTTCGTACAAGAACAGCTGGCTACATCAGGTATGGAAATGCAAATTGCTGGTTGGATTATTGGAGCAGCTGTATCAGTAGGTGCTTCAATTGTAGGTGGAAGTAAATCTGCTAGTGCTGCTAGAGAACAAGCCAGATTAAGTAATGAAGCATCACAACGTCAACTAGGTTATGATCTAGAACGTTGGGATATGGATAAACATAAGATCCGAGCAGATAGAGATCATGCTGTTGAAGTAGTACGATTACAAGCTAGAAATGAAGGTAGAGTAGCTCAGTATAAAGACGCTGTTAATTTACAGAGATATAATTATGATATGATGATACGGAATAGAGAGCAAAGATCTCTAAACCAACAGTATCTCAGATCAGATTCTATCTATAATACACAACTGAACTTAAATACTTTATCAGCTAAAACAGGTGCAGAAAATGAAATAAGAAAACTACAAGAAATAGATGCAGAAGCTAGATTTACTAAACAAGATGCACAAATAGAAGCCATTCTAACTGAAGGCAAACTAAGAGCTAGAGGTCAGAATGGTAGATCTATTACTAAAGCAGGACAAGCTAGTTTAGCAGACTACGGTAGGCAAATAGCTATGTTAAATGAAAGTATGTCAGGTGCTGGTAGAAATACTAAAGCAGTATTAAAAGAAATAGCACAAGACAAAACATCTGCTGATTTAGCAGCATGGGCTCAGAAAATGTTAGATCCTGGTGTCTTACCAGAACCTATTGTACCATATGCTACACCTATGGCAGAATACATATATCCAAGAAGTATGGGTGAATATGACTTCGGTCCTAAACCTGTATTAGGTGGTTACACTTCACCTTCGGCTGCGGCTAGCCAAGCTTGGGGTGCTGCTATTTCAGGTATTGCTGGTACAGTAGGTGGTGTAGCAGCAGGTCACGCAAGCAACAGTTAATTAACTATGGCAAAAAACTATCAACGACACGCTACGGGCGGCTCGTTTAAAAGGCAAGATTTTGGTGACTTAGGATTACGATCCTTTAGAGATCAACAAAACGTAATAAATGAAGCCTTAAGATTACAACAAGCTAGAGCTAAAGAATACGGTGATGATTATACTACAGCTTTAAAAGGTGCAGGTAAATCTGAAGAAGAAAACAAACGTATTCTTAATGAATTAGAAAACAAAGCTTACGAAACAAGAAGAAGAGCTTTAAATGTAAGAGCAGATAGAGAAGTAGCTTACATAAAAAGTCAAGCTGATGAAGCTGGCAGGAAAGCTGATTACTGGAAAGACTTCTCTACTACTTATTCTAAAGAATGGGGTAAGTTAGGAAAAGGGTTAGCAGGTTATGCAGACTATAGATTTGCTAAAAAACTCCAAGAAGATGATGACTTTCAATCTAAATTAGATAAAAAGTATATTTCACCCCATACTGTACAAGATGAAGGTTATAAGATAGTTGGTGATGGGCTTTCAAAAAATGCTGCTATAGAACAAAACCCATATTTTGCTAAAAAAATAGTTGAAAAACACTTATCTCGTAGTGATATACATGGTACGAATATAGCTAAAAAGTTTGAAGATAACTTAGATTTAATAGAAGAGACATTCCATAAAATAGGTGGTGATAGATTAACTCAAACTAATACTGAGGAATTATCAGAAGATTATATAAATAATTTTCTTATAGATTCTAATGTACATCCTAACTCAACAGCTGGTAAAAAAATAAGAGACCGTTGGAGAACTAGAGTTGTCACTGGATTAAGTGAAGATTGGGATAACAAAGAATTTGAGAGAGATCAGGAAGTAACAATGCGTCTGATCAAAGATATTGATGCTGATCCAAGTACAGAAAATGTACATAAATTAGTAGAACATCTAAGATCAGCACATTATAGAGATGAAGATGGAAAGATACATTCAACTACTACGAAACGTAATCCAGCTGAAACTTGGATTATTGCTGCAGGTTATCAATTACAATATGGTGATAGAAAACTTACTTGGATGAATAGTGTTGACCAATTTCAAGATATATTTTTTGATCATCCTATATTAAGAAATAATAAGGGTGAAATATCTAAAGAAATTTTTTCAGAAAAAGCACAACAAAGGATATCTCAATTCTTACCAAAGCTTGCAAAAATAATAGATGATAATACAAGAGCAGAGGCTGTTGTAGTAAAGAATAGAAAGGAAATTGAACCTCTTGCTAAGATGGAAAATGAGATAAGAGAAAGGGGGCATGAGGAAACTTTAGGTGATTGGAGAGAAGGAGGATGGATCTTAACTAATGCGAAATGGTTTAGAGAGAATGGTTCACCTGAAGCTCAGACGAAATTTTTTAATAGAATTAAATTTAATCCTACAAAACATAAAAAGCTAGAAGTCTTTGCTCAATATAGTGATTCATTAGAGGATACATCTATTCAAGGTATTACAAGAACTTTATATCTACTAGAGGAGATAGAAGACAACTATGGTGGTGAGGTAGCTGGAAACTATGCAGACTTAAAAGGGGTAAAAGAAAATATTACAGCTTATGTTAATACTGGAGTATTTACCAATCCTATATATTCAAAATGGGCTGAAAAGTTAGTGAGAATAGGTATTAGAGATAACTCTATCAATAAAACAGTAGATGCTAATGGTCTTAGAGCTATAACTGAATTAGAGTTTTATAGAGCTAAAATATTTAATAATCTTGATCCAGATGATTTCAAAAATGATAAAGCTAGACTAGATAAAGCTCAAGAAATAACAGAAAAAGTATTTGAAGACGGTATTAAGAAAAGGACTGGTTATTTTGCAGCTGAGGATATAACTGGTACTGGTATAATGAAGTTAAGATGGAACTTTGGACAAGCTTCTGGTGATGACCATGTATTCAATTCATTTGATTATTTACAAAAGTTAGAGGATGCTGGAAATAACTGGGCAGAGTTTGAAAAAGCTGATGTTATTAATCAAAACCAAGCTAGTGGTATAGTTTCAGATATACTTCAAGGTTCATGGAATGGTAAAATACCAGAGAATGTAAAAACCTATGCTTCTTTAAGAGGTTTAGATCCCAGAGAAGCATTAGATAGTATATTAACAAATATGGGTTTTAAAATAAAAACACCAGTAACTTCTCAAGATCAGTTTCTTCAATCCTTAGATGATAGAAATGCATTATCTTACCACAGATTCGGAGTAAGCTTAAATAACATTAAAAGAAGTATAAATACAAAACATAATTCATCAATGATGATGTGGGGAGCTTTCGTAGAACAGAATCTTAGAGAGAATAATGAATGGGTTCCTGTATCTGGACCTCAAACTAATCCTAACTTTAAAACATATGTAGAACAAAATGAAAGAGCAAGATCATTATTAGATCTTGATGTACAACTTCGTACCTCTGAAAAACATGTTGATGAACAAATAAAACAAAATGAAAAATACTTAAATAACCCTGTTTATCAAGACATACTAAAAAAGAGGAGGCAGAATAAGTAATGGACCCTGAATTACAAACTGAAGAAAAAGAATTAAGAGAAGAAGAAATAGAAAGACTAGCTGAAGAGCAATTCCAACGTGAACTTAAATCTGGTACAAGAGAAACACCAGAATCGCAGGAGCAACCTAAAGGATTTCCATCTCCATTTGGTGGTAAGATAGGTAATAGTTCTATTGATCTATCTAAACCAGGTGCTAATGATGCAATGCTTAAAGAGTATAATAATTATTGGAATATGGATCGTAGAGATCCTAACCGAGAAGGATTAAGAGAAGCATTCCATAACAAGTATTATGGTATGGGTTGGGATGAATTTAATGAATCTAAAAAAGATTATATATGGAAGGAAAGTGGACCACTTGCAAGACTAAAGGGTCACTATGAAACAATGTCAATACCTGGCATGGCTTGGGTTGATTTTGCTAGTGATGCTCTTGGTACAGTAATACCTGGAATGGATAAGGTAGATGAAAGATGGGATGAAGCAACTGAATTTGATAATCCAGCTAAACAAACTGTAAGGGAAATACTTTCTGTAGTATTACCTGCTATATATAGCGGTAAGTTTCTTGCTGGTAAGTTAGGAGCTTTACCTAAAGGTATGCCAGCAGTGCAAAAAGCAATGATAGGTACAGGTGCATTTGCTGCTCAAGAAGTAGCTATTATTGGTCTTAGTGATCAAGGTGAAGAACACAATGCACTTAGAGTATTATCTGATGCAGTACCTGGTATCTTTGGAGAGAAGGGTAGGATACCTATTCCTGATGCATTAAAGACTTTAGATTCTGATAGTCCTGCTGTTAGAAAAAGAAAGAATATGTATGATACTGCTGGCCTTAGTGTTATAGGTTCTATAATAGGAGCTAGTATAACTATTTTAGGTAAGAAGCAAGTATTAGATTGGTTACAACCTGCTAGTGAAGCAGCTGCTAAATATAAACAATTAAATCTTTTAAATGAAGCAGTACCTGAAAAATTAATCCGAATGCAAGAGATTAATGAGGTATTATCTACAAAGAAACTAAGTAGACAAAATGAAGATATCCTAATTAATGAATTAGAGAATCTTCGACTTGAACTAGGTATAGTAGATGATGTTGATGAGGCTGTTAGAAAAGATTCAATGAGAAGGCTAGGAGAACAAGACTCCGTAGCTAAAAGAAAAGTAGCTACTGAAACTGCTGAACAAGGTGATTTATTTGATCCTGATTTATATCCTGGTGTATTAGATGAATCTGGTGAAGCTAGACAAACAGTACCACCAGCTAATGTAGCTAGGAATATGGCAGATACTACTGCTATTAAACAAGGTGTATCTCAAGGAGATCCAGCACCACTTATAACTGAAGCTATGAGAGAGAAAGGTCTTATGGTAGGATCTAGATCTCGTGATGCTGTTATGGGTGTAGCTGAAGAAACTAGAGATATAGGTAGATTTAATGCTGTTGTTGATGGATTTAGATTTAGTAATAAGCAGATGAATGCGGCAGCTTGGGATATCTATACAAGTATAGTTGATCCAAGTGTGTCAGTTGATGATGTTAAACGGTTATTCTTAGAGAACAGAGATGTTAAGAATCTACTCATGGGTAGATTTAAAGTAGAAGTTATCAATGAGGAGCAAGCTAGAGCAGCTGCCTTTGCTATGAGAGATCTAGTAGATAGATTCTTAGGTAGAGAAGTCAGTGAAGCTTCAGCTAGAGCTATGGATACTCTTGGTAGAGAAGCTGCTACTTTAGCCGAGGCAGTTCAAACAATGAACCCTTATGTAGATGATAATAGAGCTATGGATCTTATTATTGATAAGATGCAATTCCTTATGGATGAGTATGCTCTAAACAAATACATATCAGGTTGGCAGTTAAGAAACAAAAACTGGTTTGATCAAGCACCTCCAAAAGAATTAGATACTGTTATAGATCAATTAACTAAAGAATTTACATCTGCAGAGAATGCTATTCATGCTAAGAATAAGAGTTTTACTCAAACTTTAAAAAGATTAAAAACAGAGAATCCTTTAGCTATGAGACCTTTAGTTGATGCTTATGCACATACTAATGGTGATGTAGATAGTTTAGCAAAGCTTCAAATTTGGGCATCTCAACAAGTCACACCTCTAGGTATGATAAAGAGTCCTAACCCTAAACAAATGAATCTATTTGCTAGAAGTGCTTGGAGTGTTATATATAATAATGTACTAAGTGGACTATCAGCATTCAGAGCTGGAGTAGGTAATACTGCTCAGTTAATACTTAAACCTATTACTGGTGTATTAGGACATGGATTCTATGGAGTTGCAGATGATTTTGAAGGATTAAAGCGTACTTTCTATGCTAACGGTGCAATATTTGAAACCAATAGAAGAGCTTTAGATGATGCTTTCAAGATGATGAAGAAAGCTCATAAAGACCCTGAAATGATGATGAAAGCTTATCGTAAGGATTTCATATTCCAAGAAGATAAGGCTTGGGGTATAATGGAAGATATGCGATTAGTATGGGAAGCTGAAGGTAACTATGGTAAAATACTTCAATATGATATAGCAAGAGGACTGAAACAATTAGGTGCTCATCCTGCTATGCGTTATGGTATGACAGGTATGGTATTCCCTGATGTCTTTACTTCTACTCATCTAGCACATTATTTATCTAGAATCAGAGCTTATGATGATGTCTTTAGTGAATTTGGATTTGCTGACTGGAGTAAGATAAAGATAGCAGAAGCTGAACATTATAAGAAATTCTTTGATAAAGATGGTTTAATTAATGATAAGGTATTAAAATCAGTAGCTGGTGAAGTACAACTTAATTTAGATGATGGACTTGCTAATTGGATCAATCAAGGTACAACTGCATATCCAGCAACTAAGTTTATGTTAATGTTCCCTAGAACATCTAGTAACTATATTAAGAACTCATTATCTTGGACACCAATTACTCTTATACCAGGTATTAATAAGTATAGTAAAACTATATATGCTAGAACTGATGAGCAGATTGCTGCTGCATTATTAGAGCATGGTATAGATATGGCTACTACACCTAATGCTAGAGTTATATGGCAGAATTTAAGAGCTGAGTATACTGGAAGATTAATCTTTAGTGGTATGTTAGGTTCTAGTTTATTTAATTATGCTATGGCTGGTAACATTAGAGGTAATGGACATTATAATGCAAGTAGAAGAAGTAAGGAAAGAAGTCAATTTGGATATGAACCTAAGACTATTAACCTTGGTGGTAAGTGGGTAAGTTATAAAGGTATACTTGGTGTAGAACAGATATTATCTATTATAGGTGATATGTCATACTATGCTAAAGACTTAAATGAATCTACACTAGCTAATTGGCACGCAAAGCTTGCTTGGTCTATATCAGCTAGTTTCCTTAACGAGACTCCTTTACAAGGCTTAGAACCGCTTATAGCAGCCTCTAATGGTGATTTAACTGGATGGAACAGATTGATTGCTAACTCATTACGATCAACACTACCATTATCTGGTGGAGCTGGTGTTGTAGCAAAAGCTATATCTAGTTCTCAGAAAGACCTTGAGGGTGAAATCCTAGAATATGTACAAAATAGAACTCCAATTCTATCTGGTTACTTACCAGAACAGATTGATATATGGACAGGTAATCCTTTAAATGATATAGATAATCCATTCTTAAAAATACTTAATGCAATCAGTCCTGTACAGATAAGTGGTACTAGAGAACCTTGGAGAGTATGGTTATTAGAAACAGGCTGGTCTGGAATTAGTATGCTTAAAAAAGATTCTACTGGATCTATCACTTGGTCATCAAGAGAACGAGAACAAATTAACAGACTAATTGGTGCTCAACAGATGCATAAACAATTACAACGTTTAATGAAATCTAAAAAATATGCAAAAGATTTAGAACAATTAAGAGTACATCGTTCTAATAATGCTGAATTAGATCCTGCTATGGTTAAGCTACAGCTGCAAAAACTTCCTTTATATCAAGAAATAAATAGAATTGTTAAAGAAGCACAATTAATTGCAGAGAAACAATTCCTATCTAGAAATCCTGATAGGAGAGAAGATATAAGAGCACAACAAGCTGCTACTCAAAGACTAACCCAAGGTGATGTACCTAGTGCAATAAAAATACAACAGAAGAGAAAACTAGAAACTGATCAATTACTACAAATGACTAAATAAAAACCTATGGCTGTTACAGAACAATCGTATACAGGTAATGGCTCCACCACCAATTACTCATTCACATTTCCATATCTAAAGTCAACTGACGTAGAAGTACAAGTTGACGCAACCGTGACTACTGCATGGACTTTTGCCAATGCTACCACGGTACAATTTAATACTGCTCCCTCTAATGGAGCCAAAATCAAAATACTAAGACAAACGAATGTTGATGCTTTAACAGCTACCTTCTATGCAGGTTCTGCTATTAAATCTGAAGACTTAAATGATAACTATACACAAAACTTATATAAGACACAAGAAGTAGGTAATAGGTATTTTAGTACTACTGGTGGTACTATGACAGGTGATCTTCATTTAGGTGAAGATGCTGTACTTTCTTTTGAAGGTGCTACAGATAATGCTCATGAGACTACTCTTACTGTAGTAGATCCTACAGCTGATCGTACAATTACTTTACCTAACGTAACAGGTACTATTGTAACGACTGGAGATACAGGAACAGTAACGTCTGCAATGATAACTGATGGGACTATAGTAGCTGGAGATATAGCAGCGAATGCAGTAACTGCTAGTGAATTAGCAGATAATGCTGTAGATACTGCAGCTATTGCAGCTGATGCAGTTACAGGTGCTAAGATAGCTGATAATTCAATCAACTCAGAACACTATGTAGATGGATCTATTGATACTGCTCATATAGCAGACTTACAAGTTACTACAGCTAAGATAGCAGCAGATGCTATAACTGGTGCTAAGGTAGCTGATAATGCTATAGATTCTGAACACTATGCAGCTGATTCTATAGATGCTGAACATTATGCTCCAGGGTCTGT